GCAGTGATTCCTAAATCAGCCAATGGTGTCCCTACAGAATTAGAAATAATCATCTTTCCGTCACGGGGATCATTGCCAGAGGTGGTATATGTAACATATAACTCGAGATAGCCGTTGTTGTTTCTAGCACGGATACCTTGTGGTACTGTGTCGTCGGCATTGTATTCAACAAATGTGTTGTTGATATCGGCTACTACCTGAGTTAAAGTTGTTCCAGTAAAAGTGACCGTTGTGCCGTTGATGGTAATCTCATCTCCAATTGTGACTGTTGGATTTAACTCTGTGCCAATTACTGCTGGTACAGCACGATAACGCCATTCATCACTACCAACTCGACGCCAAACATTGCCAGAATCTTTCTTGAAAACACGTCCATCAAACAGATCGTTTTTTATGATGGCGGTTACAGCATAATCTCCGATGTTTCCGATTGAAGCCAAGGGTTTCAATGTAGACCCACCTTCGGTGTCGTCTTCGTCGGTGATAAGAACAGGAGTTTTTTCTGTAAAAGTTTTTGAATCAAAATCCCATTCAAAAATTCCCCAGGTCGCTTCTGCGAGATCGATCCAATAGGTGCTGTCTTCAGGTTCGCCGATGGGACGTATGGAAGTAGCTTCAAGTTGATCAAGGTCAATGTCGGCACGTATAGCATAAAGTCTGTTTGCGCCTGCCAGTGCCGAATAAGCGGTCATTAAACCATATTCGTTTAGTGGGCTGCCGTGTATGGGTGTGCCTGATGCGCTTTGTTTGAAAATAGGATAGCCAAGTTGGGCAACCAATTCTCTCTGGCTAGTGAAAACCTGTAGTTTACCAGCATTGGCTTTTGATGTGCCAGCGGCATAACTACCATTGGCTGTTTTATCTTGTGCGGTAGCGAGAACCAACAGAGGTGTAGTTCCAACTGCGCCGGGTACGTATTGGCTCTCGTCTGTGACTGAGAGTTGTAAACCTGGGGAAATCAGTGCCATGTTATTTTCCTTTATATGACAAGTTATGAGTATTTATTTTATGGCACTAAAAAAGGACACCTATAGTGCCCTTAATTAAGGTATCTGTCTTAAATATACGTATGACAAAGAGAAAATTGTGTCCGGTATGCGGCGAAAAGCCGGTGGCTGTCAACTGCCACCATGGAGATAGGGTCTACTATCGAAGCCGTTGTGATAGTTGTATCAGGAAAAGCCGTCGATTAAAACCCCGTGCGCCTTTATGGTTTAAACAAGGTTATAGGAAAAAAAGCAAGTGCGACCGTTGCGGATTTAAATCCAAATCAGATCGACAGATGTTTGTTTTCCATGTTGACGGCGATTTACAGAATGTGGACTGGAATAATCTAAAAACAGTTTGTGCCAACTGTCAAATTGACTTGTTTTTAAATCAGTCGGGGTGGGCCATGTCGCCTAGCGTACAAGGGTTTTGAGCCGGCCATAGAGATCCTCGATACTGCCATTATTATCGATAACGTGATCAAAATTGGTACCGATCCAAGACCATTCCGAAGCATGTACTCCGGGATATTTTTGTACCATTAACTCTTCATGATCTTCTAAGATATATTGTTCAAATTCGGGTGTAGTATTTTCTGTGAGAGCACACTGATACCATTCAGGAAGATCGCCCCGCTGTATCCACGAAACTGCACCACCGGTTTTTTTAATGGCCTGTATCTCATTGGGGAAACGACAGTCAGAAATAACCACATCATCCTGGCTATTTCGCAATTTGTTTTCTAGGCTAGCGATCCAAATATCGTCATGGAATCCGGCGCGACAGACTTCCGTTCCCCAGTACTGTAGAACCCAACGCGGAGTCAAAGTAGGCATTTCTAGTCGTTCTGCCCACCAGGGATCTACCTGCTCTCGCCATTCTCGTGCTTGCTTGGTGCGTCCTTCAAGTAAATCTCGATCCCAGCCAAATACAGAACTGACCGCATCTTTAAGAGTGCTGGCAAAACTTTCTCTGCGAAAACCATGGAAGTTTACTAGATAGTCAGCGGCTGTGTCTTTGCCGCTGCCGATAAAACCACATATACCAATGATCATACTCGTCGTCTCCACTATTAGGACGATTATATTATGATTTTTTGTTGATGTCAAACGCCATAGCGATTTTTCTTTATCACAGGTACTGGGCTACGCACATTGTTATTTTTAGGTTCGATGCTTTTTTCCGATTTATTTGGTTTGAGTGCGTCGTCCCATTCTACATCCATTGCGGTGTAAGCTTTTTTTAGCATGTCCGACTCGAGTTTTGTATATGGAACTGCGATGTTATTACGCCCAGCCCAACTTTGGTTGGTCATTGGAACATCGCAGTCTCCGTCGGTCCCGGCCGCATACATCATGATTCGATTGAGATCATAGTGTCTGTCGGCGGTGCCCGCAACACGATGCACGGCTTGTATCGCCATTTCTTGATCGCGATGAGGTTTTAGGTTACTGCGAACTAGACTTTTTTTGTTTTCATTTAAGAATTCGTAGGCTCGCATGCGATTATTTAGATCGGCACGACGTTGAAAAATTACCACTGAAGTATTGAGAAATTAGCCGGTGACCCAAGTCAATGGCATCGTTCCATCAACATAGTCTTTGATCTGCTGTTCGAGCGCATCCATTTCGGCCTGTGCTTCTGCCTTGAGTGTGGCACCGTTTAGGCCTGCCCCACCCTGAGGGCCAGCGATTTGGCTGAACTTTTCACGTGCTTCTCCCAGAATACGCTTGGCGAAACTATAAGCATAATCTTGGATCCATGGAAAACTCATGTGATCGTTCAATAACATAACGTCTGGCTTGCTGTTGTAGACCCAGAGTAGGATAGATTCTCCCCCACTACCAAAAGGTATTTTCCTCACAATAGTGAGTTTTTTGGTCACAGGATTAAAAGTATAATTCATATAACCGCCAAACATTTTCATAGCAAGTTCTTGGTATTGAGCAAACATTTCGTAGTTGACTAGCCCGCCAACACGACCGGCCACTAGCATGTAGGTGTTTAAATACCCCGAAGCAAATGGTTCAAATTGAGAAGCGGTTGTGCCAGTTACTGATCCAATACCACGTCGGAAAATCTGTCTTACTTGCTGTATTTCTCGTGGAAGAATGTATTCTTGTGTTTCTGGTAACAGTTCAAGGAAACAGTAACTTTCTTCTTGTGAATTGCCTGACCTTTGTCGGTATTTGATCAAAGCCTGATTTATGGCGAGATCGTAGTGTTCTTTATCTAATTCAACATCAACAATGCCATCGGCCAGTCTAAGTCGTATGTAATCAACAATTTCGGTTCTTTTTTTGGAAACGGTATCAAGTTGACTGCTGTCAAATTCTATAGGACCAGCGCCTGTACCGGTGCTGGAATCATAGAGACTGTCTGAAGTTACGTTGAGATTAGCGTCTAGTCCTGATTTAATTGTGGCCATTTGTGCTGTCCTGTTACCAAGTATTTATGGTAGCAAGACAGCAAATTTCACTTATTGCGCTTTCAATAAAAGTACATCGGCACTGAGGCGTCCATTAAGGCGAGTGTCTGTGGCTTTGATATCTTCTAAGAAGCGTCGCAGTTGTACTTTAGAGGCTTTGCTAAACTCGCGCAGTTTTTCCTCGGGTTTACGCAGGGTCTTGCTTACGCTCTTGGATTCGTCAAAGCCAACTAAGCTTGTGCCTTTGATGGCCAGAGACTGTGAATGACTATCGGCTACATATTTTCCCAACTTACGTGTTTTGACATTATAAACCCACAGTTCCGTGGCGCCAATTATATCCACTGGGTTGATAGATACCAATTTAAGTTCTTTGTGTTCTTTGAGAAACTTAAGGCGTGCCACTAGTTTTTCCTTGCTGGGCGCTTTCTTCACCCGAGACTTGCGCTGTATCTTTTTGGCTTTTTCAAAACTGTCGCAATCAGCAAACACACCCTCGATCCAGGCTAGTACCCGACGATAATCTGCGGCTTTGAGATGACTATAACCTTCTTTGATCTGGCTATCTTCTCCAGTTTGGGCAGCCTTAAATTCATCAAACTTGTCCTGGAACAAGGATCGAACTTTGCCGATCTGCGCCTGCGGCACTTTTTGTGCTTCTAGGAATTGATATATCTTATGATCAGTCTTAGTTGCTGTCATTGCTTCGTCAAACATGCCTTCCATCTCGCCTAATACATCAGTCATCTTTTCATTTAGGCGATCTTGTATCGTGGGCTTAGGAACCGCCACGGCTTTGACTGTAGGCTCTACCTCAATGTCAACATCGTCAGCATGGCGCATAGCATTAGTAACACATTCTCGGAAAAATTCAATCATGCGATCATTGATGGGCATACCTTGTCTATGTGCCATAACAAGGCTACACATGGTCATGGGCGTGTGTCGATCTGATGTTTTTAGGTACAGGCGTTTTTCTTCTTCGGTAAACTCAGAAGCAGTTTTAATCCATTCATTGACATATTTCCTACAGTCCTTGACCGAGTAAAAATAGTTATAATAACGAAAACTATTACGGAGATGATGATCAAATTCTTCGCGGCTCATTGTCAGAGCGCGGTCGTGGTCCCAAACCGGTTCGCCACCAATGTGCTTTTCATCGGCAAATAGAGGATTTTTGGTTCGTTTGACTTTGGCTTTGATGCTTTTACCATCTACTTTGACTTTGGCCATGGCTGTCCTTGAATAGTTGTTTAACTCGTTATATTTTATAATCTTTTGGATTTAGTGGTCAAGTGTAAATCAGCGAAGCGAATGTGATGTTTTGTTCTAAATTGTCCATATATGATTGGGCTCGAACCACCAAATCTCGGTATTTCTGTGTTTCGCGGTGTAATCTGCGGCATTCAACCGATTCTGAACTAATGTCATCTAAAATGGATTCTACAGTATTGTACATACGCTTTAGATCACGCCGGGCAACGGGATCTTTGATGATCTGTATCTGGGCGTGGGCCAGATTGGCTCGATTTCTTAGGTCCGGTTCCATATTTGACTCTAGTATATAGCTTTTTGTCCAAAAAGTCAAATCGCTAAATACTTGATGCTGAGGACTAAAAATGCCTAGATTAAGTCTCTGGAAAGACGGGAAACACACAAACGACTACAAGTTCATGGATCGTAGGATCAGTGAGATGTTTACCGTTGGTGGTACGGGCATTTTAGTACACAAATATCTTGGTCCGGTTGATCAAGGCGACACTGGTGATGCCACACAACCCAATTACATCAATCAAAGTGAAAAAAATATACAGGACCTCTTGTTTGTAGAAAATCGAGATCGCAAGTACGATTCGTCAGTGTACCGCATGCGCGGCATTTACACTCGCGGAGATCAAGATTTTGACCTTAGTCAATTTGGTATTTTCCTACAAGCCGGTACGTTGTTTATGACTTTCCATATCAACGATATGATTGAAATTTTAGGGCGCAGACTTGTTTCCGGAGACGTACTAGAACTTGAACATCTCAAAGATTATCATGCTCTTGATACTGATCTACCAACTGCCTTAAAAAGATATTATGTGGTCGGTGATGCCAGTTTTGCTGCCGAAGGTTTCAGCCCAACTTGGTGGCCACATTTATGGCGAGTCAAGCTTAATCCGCTGGTTGATAGCCAAGAATACAAAGACATACTCAACACCATCAAAGTTGATGCCAACAACGATGGGGTCGAAGAAACTCCCATTGGCGAAATACTCAGTACGTTTAACAAATACATTGACATCAATGATGCTGTTATCGAACAAGCCGAGACAGAAGTACCAAAGTCTGGCTATGATGTCACTACGCTGACCACTGATTCAAGAGACAGTCAAACCGACACTGGGTCTTATAATAAAAAACCAATGCCGGCTTATCTAGCAGGCGATGGCATTCCACCAAATGGCTCTAGTGTGTCGGCTGGTATTTCTTTCCCAGAATCGCCAACAAGTGGACAATATTATCTACGTTTAGACTATCTGCCTAATCGACTATTCAAATATGACGGTCTACGTTGGATCAAAGTTGAAGATGCTGTGAGAACTTCGCTGACCAACAATGCCAATGAAAATAAAACACTGAGATCAACCTTTACTCGAAATGTCAATACTGGTGGAAATCTCAATACCTATACCGACTCTCTGGGCAATACACATCCAGTACGTCAGAGCCTTAGCAAGGCATTCACACCCAAGGCAGATAACTGATGCCACAAGATCCTAATTTTTTCTACGATGGCCAGATAAGACGTTTTATAACTCAGTTTATCAGGCTGGTTTCAAATTTTCATGTACAGTTTGGCAAGGATCGCAACGGTAATATCAGTTTACAGCGTGTGCCGGTTATCTACGGAGATCAGAGTCGTCAAGCCGCTCAAATACTTAGAGGTAATACCGAAAACAGTCTATCAAACGTGCCAGCCATGGCTGTTTATGTTTCAGCATTTGACTATGACAGAGAGCGTGTACAAGAACCGTTCCATGTCAGCAAAATACAATTAAGACAACAAAGATACGATCCCGATACTGGCAATTATGACACAGAAAAAAGCGATTCGTTTACAGTTGAGCGTCTTATGCCTGTGCCTTATAAATTGACCTTAAAGGTTGATATCTGGACATCAAACACCGAACAAAAATTACAAATCATCGAACAGATCGCCACTCTGTTTAATCCAGCATTGGAAATACAAAGCACCGATAACTACATCGACTGGACCAGCCTTAGCGCGGTATTTTTAACCGGCACCAATTGGGATTCAAGATCGATACCTGCCGGTGGTGAGGAACCCATCAGTGTGGCTACTATGACATTTGAACTGCCAATTTGGATTTCTGCGCCAGCAAAAGTTCAAAGGCTTGGAGTTGTTTACAAGATCTTGGGCTCAATTTATGACACAGACGGAAACTTATCAAATAACTTATTTGACGATGAGACATATCTCGGAAGGCGAGTTATCTCGCCTTATGGGTATCGTGTTTTGTTCGTTGACGATAAAATCACTTTGTTAAAAAGATCTGAAATTTCAATCAATGACATGGCTCCCGAAGCAACTGCCAATTGGAAAGATCTCATCGATCATTATGGTGAATTGCGTGACGGTCTCAGTGAGATACGCTTGAAACACCATAGCAACGACTACGAGGTTGTTGGTCATGTCAGCTACAACCCACTGGTTGACAGTCAATTGATATTCAACATTGATGCTGATACTGTCCCAACTAACTCTTTAGATCCTGTTGATGCTATCATTGATCCGTTTACTGTAAATGTGGATCAGTTTGATTTGCTGTCCCCAGATATTGGTACTAGATATCTTATTTTGAATCCGATTGGAAATTCTGCCAACGCTGAAGCCGCGATAGTATGGGGAGATCCTGAGTTTATTGCCAATGCCAATGACATAATCGAATATGGCAATTCAGGATGGAGTGTGGCTTTTGATAGTCAGCAAGAAACTTCCACAGAGTATGTGACCAACTTAAATACTGGAACACAGTATAAATGGTTTGAAGGATCATGGTCAAAGAGCGTCGAAGGTCTTTATCAGGAGGGGGAATGGAGCGTCGTGCTATAGAAAGTTGCGGTGCTTTGATCTACTCTGTTTCAACTAAAAGATATCTATTCTTACTAAGGAATCACGATCGAGACCCAGGATCTTGGGGCCTAGTTGGTGGCAAGATTGAACCTGGAGAATCGGTGATTGATGGCCTACATCGAGAAATACGTGAGGAAATTGGTGAGATACAATATCGTAAAATCGTACCAATAGAAAAATTTACCAGCAACAATCAACAATTTTTTTTCCACACATTTTTAATCTCAATTGACAACGAATTTGTTCCTAAACTGAACGACGAGCACAGAGGTTTTTGTTGGGTGGCAATAAAAGATCACCCCCGGCCTTTACATCCGGGGGTGTGGCGTAGTTTCAAATTTGACTCTGTGATACGTAAATTAGAAACGATGGAATCTATATTATCCTAGATCGGCTTCAACAACAAATTCTCTAGTTGAAATAGTTCTAAAATTCAAAACATCTTTCCATTCATTGGGAACATAGCCGTCGGCGCTGAAGCCTTGTACCAATACAAAATCAACATCAGGGTAGGTATCAAAAACTATACGCATGGCCTTGGCCCAGAATGGATGGTTGTCGTCCATTTCACAGCCCAACAAAAAGATCTTGTCGTGCCCATCGAAGGCTGCTAAGTAAGCGGCAATCGCTCCTGCATTCCATGAAGGATCTTGCGGGATCAAGTAAAACTTGCCAGGATAATCAAGAACCTGGCCTGCATTGGAATAAACAATATGATTATCGCAGTATCCATTGCTGGCGATTTCAGCGGCGTTTTCGCGACCAATAGTCACTAAAAAATCACATTCAATATCTTTGTAGACATCATTACAGCCATAAGTCTGTAATTTTGAACTTCCTAATAGGCCACCTTTGTGATTCTTGATCAAGCTCATGTCAAACTGCTCGCGTAACCAGCCTCCGCCGAGCACTATGGCCTGTGTAGTAATATGATTGTTAAAAACATTGTTTGGTACCCACTCTTTTTCGTACTGTTGCACTTGACCTTGTAGTGTCATGCGTGTTGTGACATCTTCACCGGTATATGAAGAGCGGTATTTTTGTTCAATTTTGTACATAGTTGGCTAGCTCCAAAAATTCTATATAGTACTTATCAAAAATCAAGCAGAAATGTACGTTGCGGCTAGTTTTACACCGTTACCTGCGGACACTCCTGTATATAAAAGACGCACATTTCCACTGCTGATATCTGCGGTTATATCTCCCAATGATGCGTTAGTTGATGTTTCGCCATAGACTGTGACTGTGGCAGTTGTACCGTCGTGTACCAATAGAGCCTCAATGATGTTGTAATTACTGCCGTTAGATATTGTTATCAAATACTTTGCACCTTGATAAGTGGCAGCAACAAAAGTATCAATGACAGTAGCAGTTGTATTAACAGATGTTGTTGATGGAGATACAATAATTTTATTAATAACAGGTGCTGTCAGTGTTTTGTTTGTCAGAGTTTGTGTATCTGTTAATGTTGCCATTCCGTCCACTGACAACGAAGCTTTGACATATCCCACCGACGACGACGATCCTAAAAATGATCTTTGGAAATACACGCTGACGTTGGAACTATCACCGGTACCCAACAATCGTATGTTGCTGTCATTGATATCAGCAGTGAGACTAACCACTTCATAGTTTGAATTACTTAGTACAACAGCATACTCTGATATATAGACATCGGTTCCATCTGACAACACGTCAACAGTTGAAGTTTTATAACGGCCATTTGTGTTATCTACTGCTGATACTGTCCATCTCACTGAAGTAGATCCACTGGAGGCAATGCTGTTAATCACTGTCTGCGATGTTGTTACTGCTTTACTTCCTACATAAATGTTACTGTTTTCAAGATTTGGTACGAATGTGAGTCCAGTTGAACCAATGGTGATAGGATCTTGAGTAGTCAGTTTCCAGAGTGTTCCTGCGTACTCGGTTCCTTCAACGGTGTTTACTATCACGCCAGATGTGACTTCGGCGTTTTGATTGGAATCTAATGTCCTGGTCCATGTGCCGTTACTGCCTGATCCCAGTGTGGAAACAAAATAGATACCATTTTGACTAGCATTGGTTTGCCCTACTACCAACACACGATCGTTGACTTGTAGATTTACTCCGTCAACTGTGGCAGGAGCGCCGCCTGAGAGTGTGATGTTGTTGACCGCGGCCGCACGACAACTATTTTTAAAATCCGAATCTTGTAGTTGCGTTAAACGCGGTCTAGTTAATCCCATTATTATAATGTCCTGTTTATCGAGTATTTATCTTGACTATTTTGTTACAGATCGTCCAACAAAAAAGGCCCTCTCGGGCCTTTTTTGCTGTTTTTGTACAACAATGATTAATAGCGGCCAACTGCCACTTCAATCACGCCACTTTGACCATCAAAGTTGGCCAGGGCTTTACCAATCACTTGGCCAATCTGTGGTGTGCGTGTCACTGTAGCATGTCCGTTGCCAGAAGCTACCAGCATGTCGCCTTTGCGTACTGCGCCAGTGACCTTACAAGGAACACGACCTGTAAACGCCACTGCCACTACGTTGGCGCCGCGGAGTCCGGAGTTCATCAAGAAACCTGGAGCACTAGATACCACGCCAGCGATACGTGCTGAACCTGGAGCAGCTATAGTAACTTCTTCAGCACCACCAAACTCAACCACTGTACCGGGCTCGTAGGCCTTGTCTGCTTGATAGTTCTCTGCCAAGTCAGCGTACTGTGCTGTTGTTGCTTGACCATTGAATGTGGTAGCATACACAGTATTAAACTTGAACGAACTTGAGCCTAAATTGAGCGTATTGTCGGTTGTTGGTGTCAAGTTACCACCGATAGTGGTATTGCCAGGCAGAGCCGAAGCATCGCCAATCACTGAGTAATTGGTGCCATCTGTGGTAAGTTCCCACTTGTCTGAAGTTTCGTTCCAACGGATCTGCACTGCAGGATCATCACCGCGTAGCACACGCAAACCAGCATTCTGGCTAGGTGCACCTGTGGTAACATCACTGTTGAGGTCGATGATGTTGTCAGCAACACTGAGTGTTGTGGTATTGACTGTGGTTGTCGTGCCTGATATAGTCAAGTTACCTGTGACTGTCATGTCGTCATCGACACGTACCACACCTGTGCCATTGGCCGTGAGTGTGAGATCTGTGTTGGTGGTCTTGCTGGTGATCGTGTCTGATTTAATGCCTGTGGAAAATGGCACAGCATTACCACTGCTGGTATTGATGTTGGTACCTTCTTCGATGGTCAGCGTACCTTTGACTTGTACCACACCTGAACCTGTTGGATCTAGCTCAATGTCTCCCGAACCTGAAGTTTGGAACACTAGATTCTGGTTGGCGTCGGCCGAAACCACGATGTTACCCGAATCTTCTTGTAATACTTTCTGTCCGTTAACATACAGAGATCCAGGACCAACGTAGACGTCTTTCCATTGTTTGGTAGAGCTACCTAGGTCATAGGTAATGTCTGTGACTGGCAACATAGCGTTGGCAGTAAAAATAACAGCAGTTGTACCATCAATTTTAACATCAACATTGGAACCAGTACCAGTATCATTGATCTCGATTGACGAGTCGTTTTTGTTGATCTTTGATACTGCTACGTTACCCGATAATGTCAGATTACCTGATGTTGAACTGATCGCGCCGGTTGCGGCGTTGATCTGTAATGGGCCTACTTGTAGACCATTTTTAACTACGAAAAATCCTGCGGCCATAGTTCCATATCTCCCTTCTGGCGTTGTTTAGGAACCAGGAAGCCCTATGCTTCCTGTTCCGGTTTTAAAATCAAACTACGATGTAATCTTTCTTGATTACTACGTTTACTGTTCCTGATGCGGCTGCGTAGCGCAGACGTACATCACTGCCACTGATGTCAGCGGTTACAGTACCCAATGATGCGTTTGTTGCTACGATGCCGTACTCAACCATTGTGGCTGTCGTACCATCGTGTATGACCAACACTTCACTGATCTCGTAATCGCCACCAGCAGTGGATGCTTGTACTAGATACTTGGCCGAACGATAAGTTGCTTTGGCAAACGTATCAACGTTGGTGGCTGAAGTAGTACATGCGGTGCTGGCTCGCGAAGTCACAAATGCGCCGCTGGTATCAATTTTAGTTGTTACCGCACCCGAAGATGTGCCTGTGTAGATATTGATCGCTGAGTCTGTGGGCTCAATCTGCATGTATCCGTTTGCGCTGGCTACACCCGAAATCGTGGATGTTGTCAACAAACGGCGTACATCAATCACGTCGCCGGCTTGTGGTGCTTCAGTAAATGTCAGCGATGTGCTTGCCACCGAGTAAGCAGTGGTTGGGATCTGTACCACACCGTTGATTGCTACCACTGTTCCAGCAGTGGTTGATGCCGCACCTAAAGTGAATACTGTGGTTGTTCCATCACCGTTGAACGATTCTGCTGTGATAACTGTGAAGTCGCCACCAATGTTACGCCATGCAGATCCGGTGTACAGTTCTGCTGTTCCTGTTGAAGAGTTGTAGCGGAACATACCTTGTGCGGCAGTGGCTGGACGTTCACCAGTTGTACCAGATGGAATACGCATGGAATCAGTGCCAATGATATTGAGTCTAGCACCTGTGAGCAAATCACCGCTGGTACCATCGCCACCAATGATCACTTGATCGTAGGTTGAGTTGGCCACTGAGCGGAATAGTCCTGCTACGGTTGTACCATAATGTTGAATATTTTGTCCGGCTGTCTGCTCATCGTTGACTACTAGACTATCTACATTGGTAGTATCAAAGTCTGCGTTGGCACCAGTTACTGTACCAGTAACAGCTAGATTGCCTGTGATACCAGCGTCTGTGGTCACCGATAAGCTGTCAAGTGTTGCGGCACCCGAAGAATCAATGGTAGTAAACGCACCTGATGATGCTGTTGTTGCACCAATTGTTGCACCGTTAATTGCTCCGCCGGTTACAGAGATATTTGAGAACGAACTGTTTCCAGTTGATGTAACATTACCAGTTACATCACCAGTCAAGTTACCTGTGACATTACCTGTGACATTACCAGTTACGTTACCTGTCAAGTCACCTGTGACATTGCCTGTGACATTGCCTGTGACATTGCCTGTCAAGTTACCAGTTACGTTACCTGTCAAGTCACCTGTGACATTACCTGTGACATTGCCTGTCAAGTTACCAGTTACATTACCTGTCAAGTCACCTGTGACATTACCTGTGACATTGCCTGTGACATTACCAGTTAGATCGCCTGTGACATTGCCTGTGACGTTACCTACTAGGTCGCCATTGAAGTTATCTGCTGATACGTTACCTGTGAAAGAGCCAGTTGTACCAGAAATATTACCTGTGACATCGCCTGTTAGGTTACCTGTGACATTGCCTGTCAAATCACCAGTTACGTTACCAGTTACGTTACCAGTTACGTTACCGGTAATGCCTCCGTTAAAGGTTGCGGCTGGACTTACCGTTAGTGAATCACCATTGATGTTTATGCTTTTGCCAGATGAGCCTGTGATAGTAAGATCTTCACCAGCGGCTGCTGTTATAGTTTGTACGCCTGCAATGTTACCAGTTAGATCACCAGTTACGTTACCAGTTACGTTACCTGTGACGTTACCTGTGACGTTACCTACTAGGTCGCCATTGAAGTTATCAGCCGATACGTTGCCTGTAAACGAGCCAGTTGTACCAGAAATATTACCAGTTAGATCACCAGTTACGTTACCAGTTACGTTACCTGTGACGTTACCTGTGACGTTACCTACTAGGTCGCCATTGAAGTTATCTGCCGATACGTTGCCTGTAAACGAGCCAGTTGTACCTGAAATGTCACCTGTGACATTACCTGTGACATTACCTGTTACGTTACCAGTAAATTCTGCGGCTATTAGGTTTTTGTTAAAGTTCCAAGTATCTGAACCGCTGTTGTATGTGATTGTTGCGTTGGCGCCATCAACTGTTAGACCAGCACCATTGGCTGCTGCAGCATCAGCTGCGCCTTTGGCCACTGTCACGTTAAGGTCTGCGATCTCAACTGTGGTTGATGACACCGATGTCAGTGTACCTTGTACGGTTAGGTTTCCGCCAATGACAGCACCGCCACCAACATATAAACTACCACCAATGCCAGCACCGCCTGCGACTGTCAATGCACCAGTTGTTGAACTTGAAGCTGCGGTAGTACTGTTTATAGCAACATTTGATGTTGAAGATGTTGTAATAGCCGAGTTTGTAAATGTCAGCGAAGTGGTTCCGTCAACAGAAACAATAATATTGGATTGGGAAGCACCGTTGGTGTCACTGATGATAATCGATGAATCATACTCAACGATACGATCGCCACCACTTGAAATTTGTGCGTCAACATAGGCTTTTGTGGCTGCGTCGGTGTTGCTCACCGGAGTGGCAATATTGGCTACTAATACGCCATTGAAGTTGGTAGAAGTTGTCACCGACAAGGTTCCGGTTGACACCGAAGTTGCCGTTACATTACCAACAACATCACCATTGAAGTTGTCAGCACTAACGTTGCCTGTGAAAGAGCCAGTTGTACCAGAAATATTACCTGTGACATCGCCTGTTAGGTTACCTGTGACATTGCCTGTCAAATCACCAGTTACGTTACCTGTGACATTGCCTGTGACATTACCAGTTACATCGCCTGTCAAGTTACCTGTGACATTACCAACAACATCACCATTGAAGTTGTCAGCACTAACATTGCCTGTGAATGCGCCAGTTGTACCAGAAATATTACCTGTGACATCGCCTGTCAAGTTACCTGTGACATTACCAGTTACATTACCAACAACATCACCATTGAAGTTGTCAGCACTAACGTTGCCTGTGAATGCGCCAGTTGTACCAGAAATATTACCTGTGACATCGCCTGTCAAGTTACCAGTTACGTTACCTGTCAAGTTACCTGTGACATCACCTACGACATCACCGTTGAAGTTGTCTGCTGATACGTTGCCTGTGAAAGAGCCAGTTGTACCAGAAATATTACCTGTGACATCGCCTGTCAAGTTACCAGTTACGTTACCTGTGACATTACCAGTTACGTTACCTGTCAAGTTACCTGTGACATCACCAGTTACGTTACCTGTCAAGTTACCAGTTACGTTACCAGTTAGATCGCCTGTGACGTTACCTGTGACATTACCAGTTACGTTACCAGTTAGATCGCCTGTGACGTTACCAGTTACGTTACCAGTTAGATCGCCTGTGACGTTACCAGTTACGTTACCAGTTACGTTACCAGTTACGTTACCAGTTAGATCGCCTGTGACATTAGTTGCGCTAATGTTGCCACTAAACGTGCCATCTACCGCTTCAACGTCAGCAAATTCTGCGTCTGCGTAGGCTGTGATATTGATAGCACCAGCTGTGCCACCTGTTTCTGTAGTCAGTACTGCTGCAAATTTGTCTTCGGATTCGTCCCAAATAAAAGCGGCGTTTACGTTACCTACGCCTGCAACTGAGGCCAAGTTACGATTGACTAAAATACCAATGTCATAACTGGGTGCTCCAGTATAGCCGTTGTTGAAAATGACCAGTGGGTCATTGATGTATGTGTTCGTGCTTTGTACTGTGCTAGTGTCTCCACTAACAGATAAGTTACCAACGATGGTAACGTTTGAATTCAGTGTGAGATCAGGGTTGAATACCGAACCTACCAGTGTACCTGCTTTAATCTTGGTATACTCAATGGTTGCGTCCGTGATCTGATTGTTTTTAATTCGTGTAATATTAGGCATTCCTGTGCGCTCCTAAAGTGTTTCAAATAATATTTACCGAAATCGTGAGGAAACACCGTCCGTGACAAGGATTTTTAATATGTTAGTCAGGGGCGGTTGGGGAATGTTGTATAGAAGTTTAGGTCGTACTAGACCTTGCTATATGAATTTTGACTGAATGTCTTTAATTTTATTTATATTACCAAGTTGAAAGCGCGGCTCTTACCCAAGTATTTTGCGCTATACACACATATATGTAGGTATTATCATAGGCTACTTGTCCAGAATTACCGGTACTAGTAGACGATGATGGCGCTGTAGGTGAGGCCAATCTAGTCGCCACAGTGGTAGCTAAAAATCTCACATCAATGATGTCTGTGACTTGGGGAATCTCAACAAAAGTGATGGTAGTCCCTGATACTGAATATGCGGCTGGACTCTGTATCACACCATTCAATGACACCAGTATTGAATCTGTGGTGGCAGATTGATCTAAACTGTAAGAATCTGACGATCCATCGGGTACAACAATCTGGGATTCAATGTTATTAGACATTTTAACCCAGACTGTACCATCGTAGAATTCTACCGATGCTAATTCAGCATTGTATCTTATATCTCCGGCTACAGGCTGTGCTGGGCGTTGTGCGATAGTGCCAGAAGGAAGATTTATCGCTGAAGTAATATCAAAATCTATGGTTGCTCCGTCAAGGCTGGTTATGGTATTATCACTCAGTGATAAGTTCCCAACAGTGAAACCAATATTTGAAAAATAACTATTTTGAACACCGTCAACTGTGATCACTACACTGGTATTATTAGCAATGATTGACGTATTGCCGCTGACTATACGATCATCGTTGAAATTGACAAAATAGTTGTCAACATAGCCTTTGTTAACAGCATCATCATTGTCTACCGGTGTGCTGACACCTACTATTCGGGAATTATTAACTAAAATGACCCCAGTGCCACTGGGATTCAGTGAAATATTTCCGTCAGCATCAAGACTAGAAATTTCATTGCCATCTATTTTTACATTATCAACTGTTAGAGACTGTAGATCAGAAATAGATAAGAGTGTTGCTCCTAAATCAACTGTTGATGTTCCAATGGTGATATTTTTTGATGTTACCAACCCCGATGATACTGTAAAATTGTTGCTGTCAAAAACAGCAATGCCTTTGTCAATGTTGCTGGCATCATTGATGGCTACATCACCATCAGTGACTGTAAAATACGTATTTGAAAAACTAGATATACCTTTAGTAGAAGATGTAGCTGTGTCTACTGTAAAAGTTGCTAAATTGTTGTTATTATCATAACTGATAGATATGCCCGATTGTGTAGCATTGGCCAACAGTGCTCCGGTAACATCTTCGGAAATATTGGTGTTAATCGTGACCACGCCATCAGTGACCACAAAGTTATTGGTATCAAACTGCGCTACACCCAGCGACGTTGTGGTTGCTGTTGGTACATCAAATACGATTTTATGTGTGATATTATCATAACTAACGGAAATGTTTTCGTGAGTGGCACCAACACCGCTGATCATTGCTCCGGCAACGTCTTGTACATAATCGTCACGAACAGAAACAGCGCCGTCTGTCACTGAAAAATTGTTGGTTTCAAAACTGGCAACACCGCGACTGACTGTTGTTGCTATGTTGGCATCAATGGTTAATATTGCGCTGTTAAGAGTAGTTAATATTGATTCTCCGCCAATGATTGACAACGAATCGGTCAACAAGGAAATATCTTCATTGCCATCGTCACCGGCCAATGATAATGTGGTAGAAATTGGTTCAAATGTAACTGACCCAGCACCGTCGGTTACTAGGGCATATCCAACATTGCCGTCGGTGTTGGGAAGATAGTATGCGCTGGAAATACGCACACGACCCGTGCTGTTGGTATTGAGTTCTAAATTAGCGTGGGTTAAGTCTGGCGCTATGGTGTTTGTGCTAATTACTACGTTGCCAAATCTTGCTTCGCCGTTGACATCAAAATCATGCTGTGGACTAGATGTTTTGATGCCAACACGACCATCGTGATCAATTTGATTGTCATTGACATCGAGATATATCAGATCACCTTCAAAACGCAGGTCAATGCCCTGGCGCTCTTGGTTTTCATATAGCATTGCACCTGATATTCTACCAATTGCCATTTTTACCTCAGTCAGCGTCGGTGCTGTTTAAATTATAAACGATAACAATTTTATTGGGATTCAACCCAGTTGGTGC